AAAATTAGGTCTCGAAGAAGTTCCTGTCGTGATAGCCAATGACTTATCCGAAGCTCAAATCAAAGCTTTTCGTTTGGTCGCAAATCAATCGGCTAATTGGGCAGAATGGGATGAAGAGTTACTCAAGTTAGAACTCGAAGAACTCAAGGAAATGAACTTTGATTTGGGTTTAACAGGGTTCGATTTAGATGAAATCAGCGAAATTTTAAAAACGGATGAAAGTACGTCTGAATCAAATGATGAAGAGCCACAGAAAGAAATCAAGATTGTGAGCAAGTTGGGCGACCTTTGGATACTCGGAAATCACAGACTTCTTTGTGGCAATTCAACAAGCGAAAACGATGTGCGAAAGCTAATGAACGATCAATTAGCCGATACGGTATTCACTGATCCGCCGTACAATGTGAAGGTTTCAAACATTTCGGGGATTAACAAAGAACACAAACACGCTGAATTCCTTATGGCTTCGGGAGAGATGACGGAGGAAGAGTTTATCGAATTTCTCTCGAAGATTTTTCACAACTTGGCTTCCTTTTCTAAAAATGGTTCCCTTCATTACGTTTGTATGGATTGGAAGCATGTCTACGAAATTATTACGGCGGGAAAGAAGAATTACGACACCTTAGAACAGCTCTGCATTTGGAACAAGGGAACTGGAGGCATGGGAAACTTTTACCGCAGTCAGCATGAATTGATCTTTGTATTTAAGAACGGAAAAGAAGAAAAACCGTTTCACGGGAATCGAAGCAACGTTTGGAATTATCCAGGCATGAATAGTTTTGCTACGGAAAACCGAGATGAATTGTTGGCGTCGCACCCTACGGTTAAATCATTACCCTTGGTGAAGGACGCAATATTAGATGCCTCGGATGAAGGCGATTTAGTTTTAGATTTGTTCGGAGGTTCGGGTACCACACTAATCGCAGCTGAAGAAACGAATCGCAAATGCTGCATGATGGAGCTTGAGCCGAAGTATTGTGATGTAATCATTCGCCGCTGGCAGCAACTAACGGGTCAGATTGCAGTTCATGAAAATGGAAACACTTTCGAAGAGATTAGTTCCGAAAGGTTGGCTGCATGACTGAGAACGTTTTAAAGTACCAAACATTTGAAACAAGTAAGCTAATCGAATATATTCGCAATCCTCGAAACAATGATACAGTAGTCGATAAGATGGTCGATTGCATCAAGGAATACGGATTCAGAATTCCGATTGTCGCAAAAAGCGATGGCAGTGTTGTTGACGGTCATCTGAGATTAAAGGCAGCAAGAAAACTCGGATTAAAAGAAGTTCCTGTTGTGCTGGCAGATGATCTTACTGAAGCTCAAATCAAAGCATTTCGTTTGGTAGCGAATCAATCGGCAAATTGGGCTGAATGGGATAAAGACCTTTTGCGGTTGGAATTGCTGGATCTGAAAGGAATGGATTTCGATCTCAACTTAACAGGATTCGATTTAAGTGAAGTGGATCGATTAATCCAAGAAAACAAAACCATTCAAGAGGATGAATTCGAGGAAGATATCGAAGAAAAAGAGGTAATTACAAAGCCCGGAGATATTTGGATTTTGGGAAATCATCGCTTAATGTGCGGTGACGCAGAAGACGAAGTAGCCATAAATCGTATCATGTCCGATCAAGTTGCCGATATGGTCTTTACTCATTTCAAGGAAGGGGCGCCGACAGAACAACTGCCTCAAATATTTAAAAACCTCAAAAATAAAACAAAGGACGGTTCCCTGTTTTTTATCGGAACAGATTGGCAGAGCATGTACGAAATTATGTCCGCGGGCAGATCGATCTTTGATGAATACAAACAGCTTTGCGTTTGGAATAAAGGAATCGAACAGCAAGCCGAACTGTATAAAAATCAGTTGGAACTATTCTTCGTTTTCAAGAAAGGTGAAGCAAAACACACCAACAATTTTGGTTTGGGAGAGACCGGCCGATACCGAACTAACGTTTGGAGTTATCGAGCGAGCGAAGTACCCATTCAATTAGCAGCCGATGCGATTTTAGATTGCTCTCACATAAATGAAGTAATTCTCGATCCTTTTGGGGGAAAAGGCACAACCTTGATCGCGTCTGAAGAAACCGGTCGCAGGTGCTATATGATGGAGATTGATCCGAAATATTGCGACACGATCATCAGACGTTACCAGCAACATACAGGAAACCAAGCGATTTTGGAATCAGCGAACAAAACATTCGATGAAATGGCGGGTGAATAATGGCATTAATTTCGCAATCAGAATGGGCAAGACGTCAGGGATTTTCGAAGCAATACGCAGCCAAGCTGATTAAGCAGGGAAAAATCACTCTGATTGATGGAATGATTGACGAATACACCGCAAATGCCGAGCTTGAAAACTACAGGAACATTCACCTGCCGAAACAGAGAAAGAGTCAGGGAACGTACTTTGTTCAAGACGATATGCACAAGCTTTTGATGAAAACGAAGCTTAAAAATGAGATTGAAAAAGGAAAATTACTTGAAGCCAGAGTAAAGGCGGAAACAGGTGAATTAGTTCCGATCGATGAAGTAAAGAAAGCGTTTTTTTCAAAAGCAAGGATTGTAAGAGATGGAATTTTCTCGATAGCCGATAGACTTTCGTCATTGTTGGCGAGCGTAGATGACCCATCGGAAATCCATGAAATATTGATGAAAGAGTTTCGTACGGTTTTGGAGGAATTGTCGAGAGATGACCTGCGATGATTTTCTGAAATCATTTGAAAGAGGAATCAAGCCGGATTCGGTGATCAGCGTGTCAGACTGGGCAGACGCTAACCGAGTATTATCAAGAACGGCATCCTCAGAGCCTGGAAGGTTTAGAACTTCCAGGACGCCATACCTAAAAGAAATCATGGACGCACTCTCACCTTCATCACCGTACGAAAAAGTAGTTTTTATGAAGGGCGCACAAATCGGCGGAACCGAGGCCGGAAACAATTGGATCGGGTACATGATCGATCAAGCACCAGGTCCGATGTTAGTGGTTCAACCGACTGTTGAAATGGGAAAGCGTTGGAGTAAAGGTCGATTAGCTCCCTTAATTGAGGACACTCCGTGTTTGCGAGATAAAGTGAAAGATCCACGAACGAGAGATTCAGGAAACACCGTCCAAAGTAAGGAATTTCCTGGCGGTCAGGTTGTAATTACAGGAGCAAATTCAGCTGTTGGTTTGAGATCAATGCCAGTGAAATATCTCTTTTTAGATGAGGTTGACGCTTATCCGCCAGATGCGGATTCGGAGGGAGATCCTCTTACTTTGGCTATTCAAAGAACGGCGACCTTTACGAGACGCAAAATATTCATCGTGTCGACTCCGACGATTCAGGGATTATCGAGAATAGAGAAAGAATTCAGTGAGACGGATCAAAGATATTATTTTGTGCCGTGTCCGTTCTGTGACGGCTATCAAACGCTGAAGTGGGAGAACATTCACTATGATCAAATTGATTCTAAAGTGTCTTATGTTTGTGAATTTTGTAAAGAACATATTGATGAAAGATACAAAACAGAAATGCTCCGAAAGGGAGAATGGCGAGTTACTCGAAAAGACGAAAAAGGAAATCAACAAAACTCAAAAGTCCAAAAAACGAAAGCACGAAGTTGCGGATTCCATTTGAGTTCGTTGTATTCCCCAGTTGGCTGGATGAGTTGGGAAACTTGCTATCACAATTACGAATCAGCGAAAAAAGACGATCAATTACTGAAAGCATGGACAAATACGACCTTGGGACTGCCTTGGGAAGAAAAAGGCGATGTGCCGGATTGGGGCTTACTGTTTGATCGAAGAGAAAGCTACAAAATCGGTCGAGTGCCAAGAGGCGGATACGTTCTCACTGCCGGTGTTGATGTTCAAAATGATAGAATTGAGCTGGAAATCGTTGCTTGGGGAAAGGATCATGAAAATTGGTCAGTAGATTATCGCGTGATTTACGGGAATCCAACAACTCAAGCTCCGTGGAACAAATTATCGGAAATTCTGAATGAAGAGTTTGAATCCGAAGACGGAGTTTATCGAAAAATCAACATGATGGCGGTAGATTCGGGATTTGCAACACAGCATGTTTACGATTGGGTGAGGAAGCAGCCGATTCACAATGTCATGGCTGTAAAAGGAGTTGATAATTCTCTGGTTTCACTGAATGCCCCGACTAAAGTTGACGTAAATAAGCACGGGAAAAAGATCGCCAACGGAGTGAGATTGTGGAAGGTCGGAGTTTCTCTCTTAAAAAGCGAATTCTATGGTTGGCTCAAGCCTGAGGCTTGGCGCGAAAATCTGCTCCGCAAGGAAGAGAGTAATTCGCAAAATCAAATAACTCACCACCCGCCGGGAGGGCAATTATCGTGTGCAGGGTCACCCTGCCGTTGTCATTTTCCTGAGTATAACACGGAATATTTCAAACAAATTACGGCAGAACAGTTGGTCACCAAGATCGTCAGAGGATATCCAAAAAGAGAATGGAAGAAGATTCGAGATCGAAACGAAGCTTTAGATTGCAGGGTTTATGCAAGGGCAGCAGCAATAGCCCTGGGAATCGACCGTTGGTCAGACCAGAAATGGCAGCAAATTATGGAGCTGAGTAATCCAGAGGAAAAACCGAAGGTTACAAGAAGA